AGGAGACTTTGAGCCAGTTATCAGTCTAATAGACGCTTATAACTTACTACAAAGCGATAGAGTCAACGATAAAGAGCAATTAGTGGACGCTATTTTATGTATGTACGGTATGGACTTTGATACCTACCAAGCCGACCAATTAAGAGATAGTCGTATGTTGGCTGGTTTACCTACTGACGGTAGGGTAGAGTACTTAGTTAAGACTCTACAAGAAAATGACGTCGATATTTTACGTCAAAACTTAGAGGCTGATATCCATAAAATAAGTATGGTACCTAATATGAGCGATAACAACTTTGTTGGTAACTCTAGCGGGGTAGCTATTAGATATAAGCTGTTAGCTTTCGAGCAAAACATCAAAAATAAAGAGCGTTATATGGAAAAAGGGCTAATGGAACGCTTTAAACTATATAACCACTACTTAGTAACTAAGTCTAAAATGACTAAGGAGGTACCTATCGAGGAGGTAGACGCTGTATTTAAACGTAATTTACCGTCTAACGATTTTGAGATAAGCCAAATGATAGTAAATTTAGCTGATTTTGTAGATAGCGAGACTTTAATATCTCAATTATCATTTATTAAAGACGCTAGCGATATCGTACAAGCTAAAAAAGAGGAGGACGAGGCTAAACCAAAGACCGACCCATACGACGACTTATTTAAAAATAATGAGATAGGGGACGCTAACGTTGATAAAGAAAATATGGACGCAAATAGTAAAGATAGTAAAGATATTACTAACGATACTGTAGAGTAAGGAGGTGTTAGTATATGGGTAAGACCTCTAAATACTGGGACGATAGAGCTATAAAAAGACTTACTGGAGCTGAAAAGACCAGCGAGCAATACATAAAGCAAGTACAAAAAATGTACGATAGAGCCTATAGGAATATCAACAAGGAAATAGAGACCATATACAAAAGCTACTCCAATGATACTGGTATAGATGTTAATACGTTAAAACAACTACTAACTAAAAAAGAGACCAGTAAAGTTTTTAAAGAATTAAAAGCCAAGGGCTATGATAAATACATCAAAGATAATTATAAGAGTCGTATAACAAGGTTGGAGCAACTAAAAGCTCAAATATACGCTAAGGCTAAAGATGTCTATAGTGAGGAGGAGCTTATTAGCCATAAATGTTATGGCGAGGTTTATAAAAATAGTTATTATAGGAGTATTTACGATACCCAAATGGGTACGGGCTTAGATTTTGGCTTTAGTACCATAGATAATAACTTAATAGAGACGTTATTAAATGAACGCTGGAGCGGTAAGAACTATAAACAACGTATATGGGGTAATACTGATATCCTAGCGGAGTCAGTCAGCGAAATAGTCGGCGGGGCTATCCTAAGCGGTCAGTCCTTGAGTAAGACTACCCAGCAAATACGCGAGCGTTTTGGAGTATGTAAGTACTACGCCGAGAGGTTGGTAAGAACTGAGACCAACCACTTTTATAATGAGGCTGACGCTCTAGCATACGAGGAAATGGGTATCGATAAATACGTTTTTGTGGCTGTACTGGATAGTCGTACGAGTCCAATGTGTCAAAGTTACGATAATAAGGTACTAGACTACAAAGATAAAAAAGTCGGTGTCAATTTCCCACCGCTACACCCTAACTGTAGGTCAACTACGAGGGGATATCTTGGCGAGGAGGCTGAGAAAAGCCTACAGCGTAGAGCTAGAGACCCAAAAACGGGTAAAACTGAGCTTATAAACAATATGAGCTACAAAGAGTGGGCTAAAAGTAAAGGTTTAGAGGACTCTAAAACGAAACGAGGCGGACAATTACCCGCTAAACCAGTTGTCGATACGTCTAAGAGCGTTAAAATTGAGGTTAAACCGCTTACTGATAGGGATAAACAAGCCCTAGAGTACTATGTAAGTGGCGAGGGTATGTATGTTAGTAATGCGTTACGTGGTGTTAATAAAGATATAATACTTAACGATAAAGATATGGAGTTTATAAAAGATTTAGACCACGCTACGGATAGACCACTAGAAAAACAAAGGCTATATAGGTCAGTAGACGCTAGCGTAATATTTAAGGATATCAACGAGTTTGAGTATGAGGACTTACGAGGATACCTTAACTATGGAGCTAAAGGTACTTATGAGACTAATAGGTATAATAACCTAATGAGTAAACAAGTTAAAGAGTTTAAAGACCTAGGATATGTTAGTACTACTAAAGATTATGAGATAGCTAGAGACTGGGGAGGCTTTACTGGTAGTAATAAACCTATCGTATTGGAGCTTAACCTAGACGATACTGTTAAAGGTGTTGATTTAGACTTTTTAGATATCGCGGACGACCCGCAAAAAGAGACGCTGTTAGCACGTAATCAAATCTTTAAAGTCAAAGAAATCACAGCCAAAGACGGTAATATCTACGTAAAAGTAGACGTTACTAGCGGAGATGTGGTTAAAGATAGCGTTAAAGAGGCTACTAAAGATGTGTTTAAGACTGAAAACTTACCAGCGTGGTTTAAAGACTACAAAGGAAACGCTGACGAGGAGGCTAAGTTATTAACCGACTGGTTAAATAAAAACGGCTACTCTAACAGTAAAGCTAGTAAAGTGTTTAGTAACTCTATAAAAGATATAGGTAATGGTAATACTAACATCACTAAACAAGCCTTTACTAAATATAAAGAGGGTAAAGGGTCATTTACTAGAGATTTATATACTAATGATGTTGTAATACCTAGAATAACCAACAAAGATAACCCAGTTGGTAGTATCCAAACGGTACTACACGAAAACTGGCACGCGATAGATTATTATAAAGCCGATAACGGTAAATTTTTAAGTAATATGAGCGAGAGCCTTAAAAAAGTTGTACGTAATGACGATAACAAGGTAGGAGCGGATATTACTAGACTGTTTGAGGACTTTAATAAACAATGTAAAGATATCAATACTAGGATATCAAAAGAGTACCACTATCTTTTTGACGAAATCAATAAGAAATGGGACGAGGGTAAGTACAAAAGTTATCGTAGCTATACGAGTGCTTGGAGTAAAGCCCGTAGTAAGATAAAAGATATGATAGACTACGAGGAGCGTAACCTTATGGGTGGCGGAGTCAATAATCTACAAGATATTTACGACAGTTTAAGTGGTGGATACTTTAGAGACACGGGCGTAGTCAAATACGGACACGGTCGTAAATACTTTAGACGTGGTGGTGTAGATAGCCAAGTAAGAGAAATACTAGCAAACTACGGAGCGTTAAGTATGACTAGACCCGACCTTATCGAAATGTTAAAAGCCGATAAACCAGCTCTAGTACAAGAGCTAGAGGCTTTACTGGATAGTATGTTATAGGAGGTGTGTATATGAGTAACGAGGATAAAAAAGTTAAAATTATGGCTTTACTGAGTGAAATATACGAGCCTATGTTAGAGTTTTTAGATTTAGAGAGCGATAAAATGCTAGATTTAAAGATAAAAGTACTAACTGACCTAAAAAATGGTATACCAATAGCTGATATACCTAATTTTTATGATATTTTAGAGCTGTACCCAGCTGGTATGTGGGACTAGCTCATTATGGAAATACCGCCGTTTGGTCTTAAAAATGTGTTTTTCTTGACCCTCCAAAAAGGTAAACGGTTAAATATCTCATAAATTATAGTTAAAATAATTAAACGGGGCGGTACACGATAGCTTATGTGAGGTTTAGGAGCTATTAACTTAATAATGATAAATCTAAGACGCAAATATTACAGTATTTACGTCTTATTTTTATACAAATCTAGCCGACGGGCGTAAAACGGATAGAGAGGAGGTTATCTTATGGAGGATAACAAACAAACTACTACTCAAGGTACAGCTACAGCTAACGTACCTACAAACGAGGACAATAAAGCTGGTAAATCTTTTACTCAAGCTGATATGGATAATTTAGCTGGTAAAATTAGAGGCGAGGAAAAAGCTAAAACTGAGGAGCTTATTAAACAAGCTACAGCCAACGCGATAGCTGAGTACGAGCGTCAAGCTAAATTAACGCAAGAGGAAAAAGATAGAGAGGCTAAGACAAAGAGAGAGGCGGAACTTAGAGAGCGTGAAAATGCTATCACGTTAAGAGAGAGACGTATAGAGGCTCAAGAAATGCTTAGTCAAAAAAATATCCCTATCGACTTGGTCGATTTTGTTGTAGATTTAGACTTATCTAAAACAAAGGATAATATAGAAAAACTAGCCAAAACTTATAGTAAATCAGTAGAGACTGGAGTAACTGATAAACTTAAAGGACAGCCACCTAAAGACTTTTCTAGTAATAATAGTAATACTGACAAGCCTAAAAAGGTTATGTCAGCTTTTTAAACTTGCTAAGAAAAAAATAGAAAAATTAAAAAAGGAGTGATGTATATATGGCAAGAATAGACGCGTTAAATATTTTAATAAATGATAGTGATAAAGATAAATTAGCTGAAAGCTACGCTGGTGTTATTGAGGGCGTACAAAAAGAGTCAATAAGTGAACA